TCCAGCGTTTGATCTTGTCGGCCACTGACCCCACGATGTACGGCAATGTGAACCTTAATATTGCTGGTATGCAGCAGTACAAGGCACGGGTGGCTGAAGATACGATCAAGATGACGGAGTTATGGGTTTGGAACGATGACACGGATGACTACCAGTGTGTCACGATTGCCGACCCGAATGTCATCATCTATGACAGGCCAGGTGAGAGTATGTTCTTAAAGGGTGAGTTGCCCTTTATTCAGCTCTGCCCAACCCCGCAATATGACTACTACTGGGGTATTTCTGAGGTTGCAAGGCTTGTTTTCTTGCAAGACATGCGCAATAAACGCATGACAGAGATACTTGACCTGCTGTCTAAGCAAGTTACACCGCCTACAGCCTTGATTGGCTTTACAGGCTTGCTCGATGAGAAGAACTTTGCGCTTAATCGCGTGGGTGGTTTGCTCTCAACCGACATGCCTAATGCCAAAGTAGAGCAATTAGCACCGTCGATACCCAATGATTTGTTCCGTGAGATCGCAGAAATCGATCAAATGTTTGAAGAAGCCTCAGGAATTGTGAATGTATTGCAAGGTAGAGGTGAATCAGGCGTTAGAAGTGCTGGTCATGCGTCGCAATTAGCCCGTTTAGGCTCTTCAAGGGCCAAAAAACGGGCGTTAATTATTGAAGATTCGCTTGAAAAGATGGCAACGCTGTATTTGAAAGCCATGCAAACCTATTCGGATCGTATTTATACCGACGATACGGGCAATAAGTTCATTGCAGACCAGTTTACTAAGGACTTTGTGGTCAAAGTAGACGCGCATAGCAACTCGCCCATCTTTACTGAAGACCTGCGAAGCCTTGCTTTTGCGCTTGCAGACCGTGGTGCGATCACGAAAGAGCGTTTGATTGACATTTTGGAGCCTCCTATGAAGCAATTGCTGAAGGAAGACCTCCGAAAGATGCAGCAAATGAATGAAGCAGCGCAAGAAATGCAAAAACAGCAGCAACCTACGCCGGAAGGCGCAGCTCCCCCTGCTCAATAGGAGTTTTTATGCTGACAAACGGTAATTCCAACATAAATGGCGGTACAGGCGGTACAAGAGGCGGTACTGACCGCTTTTCTTACCAAAATGACCAGCCAAAGGTCGATAGAACTGAGTTAAAACAGATTTATCGCACCCCGCAACTCAATTATGGCCGTGCAACGATGAATCGTACGGGTTATCAACGCGCTGGAGGTCGATTCTCATGATGCAACGCAAAATGTTACGTTATGCTCGCCCATCACGCCGTTAATCGCTTGACAGACGGTCGTTAAGTGGTATAAACCGCGCTGAAAGGACATATTATGGGCGTAAGCGCTGAAGAATTGATGAAACTCATTCGTGGCGGTGCCAAAGACGGTAAAGCCTCGATGGAAATTGAGGTTGAAGAAGAAGGCACCGAAGGTGAAGAGGGTATGGAGAAGAAGCCTGCCCTTTCTGGCGCTTCCTCGCCTCCCATGTCATCTCCCATGTCTACCCCAGAGCCTAAGAAAGGCGAAGAGATGCAAGGCCGCATTGATGTGCAGCTTGGTATGGGAATGCTCATGGGTGCCATGCAAAAGTTTCCTGATGGATCGCCAGAACAAAAGGCGGTTAAAGAGGCAATTGGCAAGCTAGGTTCTGCTTTTGGCGAGATGGATTACAAAGCCAAAGAGTTAGTGCCTGCTGAAATCTTGCAAATGATCCAAACCCTGCCCCAAGCTGGAGGCGCGTCGGCTGAGATGCGAGCGATGGCTGCGGCACCAACCCCTGGGACTCAAAACCCACCCCTTCCTATTTAGGAGAAACGTATGGAACTGTTTAAGCCTAAAGCTGGAACGATTCGTCGGCCTACCGATAATCAACAGCAGAATGGTCAGATTTATAACCCACCCCGCTATGAGCCGTTTGGCGGTCTGTCGGGTTCGTCAAAGGTTTCCAAAAACCGTATGACGCTTAGTAAACCTGGTGACACCAAGCGTGTCATTTAATTGAAGTTGAGGGCTGAAAACTATGTCGCTTGAAAACCTTACCCCTGACGCAAGGGATGAGCTTGCCGCCTTGGCGAAAGCCTTGGCTGAGAATCCGAAAACCCGAAAGGAGTTTCTGAAGCTGACAAAGCAAGCGCACCCTGATCTTCCTGTTCCTGAACTTGAGATCGAAGAGCGCACTAATTCTGCAATTGCTGCGCAACAGCAAAAGATTGCCGAATTAGAGGCACGGTTGAAAGAAAAGGATGCTCGCACTGAGCTAGAGAAACGTAGAAATACGCTCAAGGAAAAGCGTCTTGCCGAATCAGATGATGATGTCAAGGCCATCGAGAAATTGATGATTGAAAAGGGCATCAGTAATCATGAATCGGCTGCTGAGTATTACAACTGGATGAAGCAAGCGGACAAGCCAACACCGGCTTATAGCAATCAGCCGATTACTTCTAAGGTCGGTGACTTTCAGAAGTATTTGAAGAATCCAGCAGCAGCGGCAAGAGAGGCAGCGGCAAATGCACTCAATGAACTGAGACAGGGTAACCAGTCTCGTCCCATTGGCCTTCGTTAATTAGCTTAAAAGGAATACATCATGCCTATTGGTGGCGGTATTATCCCAGCAAGCGGCACCAGTCAGTACAATGAGCTGACCTACGTCACCCGTAGAGCGTTCATTCCTAAACTGGTTGTCCAGCTTTATAACTCCACGCCCTTGCTTGCAGCATTGCTTGCCAATTCACAAACCGCTTCTGGCGGTGTGTCATCGGTAACCGTGCCTGTACAAGGTTCCCAGTTTGTTAACGCACAGTGGTCGGATTACAGCGGTTCGTTTGCACAGCCTAGCGTCATGCAAGGTGCTTACAACGCTGAGTTCAACCTCAAGCTCATGATTGCGCCTGTCCCATTCCTCGGTATGGAAGGTGCGGTTCAGCAAGACTATGCTGTGATTCCTTTGATTGAGGCTCGCATGAACGATGCGACCAACGTCATGATGGATGCCATGGCAACAGCGCTGTACACCAACGTGAGCAATGCACAGCAGTTCACGGGCTTGCCCATCGCTGTTGATTCGGCTGGTACTTATGGTGGCTTATCTCGTTCGACCTACTCATGGTGGGCATCGAAAGAGTACGCTGCTGGTTCGGTTAACCCAACCCGTCAAAACATCCTTCAGTACATCTCTGGAACGGTGAAGAATGGCGCAGAGGTTCCGACCTTTGGTGTTTGCGGCTTTGGTACTTGGACGCTGTTGGCACAAGATTTTGTAGGCCAAGAAACCTACATGATCACGCCTGGTAGCAACTTTGCAAGCGGCGAAGAAGGCCCAACTTCTGGTTTCCGCGCATTGATGGTTGCCGGTGTGCCGATTTATCCTGATCCGTATTGCACGGAAGGTGAGTTGTATCTGCTGAATACGAACTATCTCAGCATGTACATTCACGATCAGGCCGAGTTTGCCTTTACGGGCTTTGAGTCCACCCTGCCAAACTGGCAGATTGGTTATGTTGGCGCTGTGTTGACTATTGCAGAAATGGTGAGCACCAAGCCCAAGAGCATGACCAAGGTGACTGGCCTCAACTCCCTCACGCTGTAAGGAGTCGATCATGGCATTGGCACTAACGAAACTCATCCTTGCCTCTAGCTCGGCTAACGCCGACACCGCAGGTGCTTATCTTGACGCAGTAACCGTTACGGCGGCTGCAAGTACAACGACCTTAGTACCGGTCGGCATGTACTTGTTGATCCCCACCGCTAACGTAAGCGTTCAGGTATACAACGGTTCTTCTTGGGTGACGCTAATCGCTGCTAACACCGGCGGTTCGTTGTTCTCGGATGGTATTAACGTCCGGTTTAACAACAGCAGCACTGAGGCGACCGTTACCCTGATGACCGTCAATGGTGGTCAGGCAGCAACTGGCACTTACAACACCTAAGCGAGGTAAAGCATGGATGCCAACAAAGTCGGTAGTCTGTTACCGCAACAGTTCGGAGGTATCCTGCTTGGGAAACTGATCAGTGCGGATATGAATAGCACGGATGATCAGCGCATTGTGATGTTCAGCAATCCCTCGAAGTTCATTCTTCGTAGGATTGTTGTAACGAATGCTTCCATCTCATTGACCACTGCGGCAGGCGGCGTTTATACCGCTGCCTCCAAAGGTGGTACAGCAGTGGTTGCTTCTTCCCAAGCATATTCTTCGCTTTCCGCTTCAACGCTGTTTCTTGACCTGACCCTTAGTACAACAGGCAGTGCAAGTACAACGGTTAAAAGTAGTATTCCCAACTTATACTTGTCGCTTACCACTGCACAAGGTGCAGCAGCAACGGCAGATGTCTACGTTTACGGGGATATTCTCGAAGCATGATCTTTGTGACTAACAAAGGCAGCGATACGCTGATTGGCAAATACGTCGATCAGCGTATTGAATTTGCGCCTAACAAAAGTGTTCCAGTGGAACCTGTTGTTGCTAGAGCTATTTTTGGCTACGGCGATGACAACAAAATTCCTTACTTGGTGCGTCTTGGCTGGATGAAAATGAATACAGACTATGAGAAAGCTATGGCTAGGCTCAAAGAGTTTGTATTTACAGACGCGCCAATCAAATCCGACCACTTGTCAGCCCTCGTGGTGGATCGAGTAGCCGCGCCCCCTCTTCGCGGTCGGGGTGCGGCCAAAGTCCAACCTCCTGCTAATGAGGCGTAAATGGCAACCTATTCGGGCTATATCGCAGAAGTTAGAAGACTCCTGCATGATGCGGCTGGTAATTTCTGGTCTGACACAGAGCTTACTGACTACATCAATGGTGCTAGGCACCGAGTAGTCCGAGATACGGGTTGTTTGAGAGCAATCCTCACGGGCAACACGACCACTTCGGTTGAAACCTTTCAAATCACATCATTAACGCTGCCAACCTATGCTGAGCAGATTCTTGATGTCTTAAACGTTAACTTGTACTGGGGAAACACGCGAATCCCCTTGCGCTACATGTCATGGACGCAATTCAACGCTGAGTTGCGGTTTTGGCAGAACTACACGGGCAGGCCCATTGCTTTTACGCGCTATGCACAAAGTACGATCTATTTAGGGCCAGTTCCTGACCAGGTTTACGTCATGGAGTTTGACACCATCGTTTTGCCGGTGCCTTTGACTTCTGACTCACAGACTGAACCCATCTTAGAACCCTATACGTCGCCTGTAGCGTTTTACGCTGCTTACAAGGCTAAATACAAAGAACAGTCTTACGGTGAAGCCGAAATCTTCAATGCCGAGTACAAGAAACAACTCTTGGCAGCGATTAACTCCAGCTTTACCCGTCGCTTGCCCACACCCTACTCTGTACCGTACTGATCATGGCCGCTGTTGAGCAAAAGAAGTCCTACCACGTTACCAAGGATTTCAAAGGGCTTAACACCAAGGCCAATCGCACGGCTATTCAGGAGAATGAATTTGCCTGGATAGAGAATGTGATGCCTATTGGGTACTCCAACCTAAAGGTTATCCCTAAAGAAAAGCGCGTTACCTATAGCAGCACAAACTTTAGTTGGGGCGGTACGGTGCATTACATGGCACCAGCCAATATCAATGGCACCGCATACATGTTTGCCTTCTTTACCAATGGAGGTGCGCAATATGTCAACTTGGAAACCCCTACCGCGCCGGTCACGCTGGCTAGCTCAGGTACCTTCAGCGGAACAAGAACCCAAATCAGTCAATGGAAGAATGAACGAATCCTCATCATTGACACAACTTATGGCTACGTTACATTCGACGGGACGAATCTCGTTCGGGTCGGTTCGGTCGCAACCGTTACAGTCACAGCAGGTGGCAGTGGATATACCTCAGCGCCCATCGTAACGTTTTCTACGCCTAATGATACGGGTGGTATACAAGCGACAGCGACTGCGACTATTAGCGGTGGCGCGGTAACCGACATAACTTTTAACCCTGCAAATTTTGATGAGCCAGGTACTGGTTACACATCAGCGCCTACGGTTTATATCGGCACGGCAGGCGCAGTTTCATGGACATCAACTACCGCTTTTCAAAAAGGAAGGCTCCTATCGTCTGGCGGTAATTATTACTACGTCACAGTTGGCGGTACAACAAGTTCTACGGCACCAACGCATACTAGCGGTTCCGTAGCAAATGGCACTTGTACCTTGCTTTATGTAGCAGACCCTAATGGCGCAGGCTCTTCCGCAACCGCAACCGCAACCGTTATTAGCCAGGTTGGATCAAGTATCCAGTCTTTCTCAGGAAGGGTATGGATTGCTGACGGTAGAACGGTTTACTACACCGCAGCCGATAGCTACAACGACTTTACAAGCATTTCTGCTGGCAACATCACGCTTGTTGATGCAACGCTTTACGGTGACATCACGCAGATCATTGCTGCTAATAACTTTCTGTATGTGTTTGGCGAATCATCCATTAACGTCTTTTCAGACGTTCGCGTCAATACGGCTGGTGAAACGCTTTTTACCAACACCAATATCAGTGCATCGATTGGTACTGAGCTTTTCCTTGGTGTTTTTGCTTATTTCCGCAGTATTCTGTTTATCAACCGCTATGGCGTGTATGCACTGGTAGGTGCTACAACAACCAAGATTAGTGACGCACTAGACGGTATCTTTCCTAACATTGACTTTAGTTCGACGGTGACTGGGTGCCAGACGTTGATCTACAACATCTTGGTATCAGCATGGAACGTTAGGTACAACGACAACGGAACTTACCGACGTGTACAGTTGGTTTTCTTTGATCGTAAATGGTTCATCAGTTACCAAGGCAATTTGACGCATATCAATTCTTCGCCCGTCAATGGCTTAATCAATGTCTATGGTGTTGAATCAGGCGGCGCTTTTTACAGGCTTTACGAAGATCAAACGGCTAATATCTCAACAGAGGTTGTTACGGCACTTTGGGACTTGAAAGACCCAATTCGAGACAAGCAAGCATTAAAACTTGGTGTTGAAGCGACGTTTCCTGTCACAGTCGCAGGTTCATTGAATATTTCGATTGATAGCGAGGCTAAAGCATCAACATCGATTGCATTAGGTAACGCTGTTAATTGGCAAAACAATTCATTTAATAACATTGCATGGACTAATAACGCTGGAAGCACCCTGCAATGGATTTCATCGGGCTATCAGTTGACTGAAGGTTATAAGTTACTGAAGTACGACGCGCAAATGTATGGAAAATACCTGGGTATGACGGTAACATCGACTGCGCCAGCCTTTACATTCAATGGCTTCCAGCTTGAACATGAACTAAGAGCGAGGTTCTGATGGCAAAGCCAGTAACCATACCCAATACGTTTGCCACTGCAACAACAAGCATTCCACTTGCTAACCTTGACGCTGACTTTTCTACAGTTGCAACGGCTCTAAATGATGCAGCTACGTTTAGCAACTATGCGCTTGATTCAGGTACGACAGATGCTTATGTCGTTGCGCTTTCTGGTATTTCGACAACTTACCAGGCTGGACTGGCGATTCAGTTTCAAGCAACGACTGCTAATACAGGGCCAGCTACCTTAAACGTCAATGGTCAGGGTGCAAAAGCCATTATTTACCCTGATGGTAGTACGTTGTCGGCTAATGCCATTGTTGTTGGTGCCATTGCGTCGGTGATGTACGACGGTACGAGCTTTCAATTATTGTCAGTTAAAAATGCAGCAGGTGGTGGCGGTGGAGGTGGTTCGGTTTCATCGGTTGCCATGTCGGTTCCTAACTTTTTGTCAGTTGCTGGCTCGCCTATTACAACCAGTGGAACCTTAGCGGTTACTTATTCAGGAACTCCATTACCTATTGCTAACGGTGGAACGGGCGCAACAACTGCGGCAGGTATTCGCACAACGATTGGCGCAGGTGATGTTAATGGCCCTGCGTTGTCAGTCAATGCACAAATAGCTTTGTTCAACGGCACGACCGGCAAACTTATTCAGGCTGCAACGACAACAGGTCTTGTAAAGGCAACGAGTGGTGTTATTGCTGCTGCCGTATCGGGAACGGATTATGCGCCAGCAACAAGCGGCACAAGTATTCTAAAAGGCAATGGCGCTGGTGGGTTTAGCAATGCAACATCAGGTACTGACTATGCGCCTGCCACAAGTGGAACCAGCATCTTAAAAGGTGATGGTTCTGGTGGCTTTGCAAACGCGACTGCTGGTACGGACTATGTGCCGATCACAGGTACAGGCGCGACAGGATCATGGAATATCAACGCAGCAACGGCGACAAGTGCAACGTCTGCAACCTCTGCGACAACCTCGACAAACCTTGCCAGCGGCGGTCCTAACCAGATCCCTTACCAGACGAGTTCTGGAACTACGAGCTTTATTGCAGGCCCAACGGTTAGCTCGACCTACCTCTCTTGGAATGGAACAGGGTTTGTTTGGGCTGCTGCGTCTGGCGGTGGTGGAACGACTACCAATGCGGTTACGTTCAACAACTCAGGCTCCGGTGCTGCTTCAGGGACGACCTTCGATGGATCGGTAGCACAAACCATCAGCTACAACACGATTGGCGCTCCATCGACCACAGGAACAAACGCTTCTGGAAGTTGGGGTATATCGGTAACCGGAACCGCAGCGGACATCTCTGGCGGCGCTGCCAATCAGATTATTTATCAATCGGCATCTTCCACAACACAATTTGCGACCGCACCTACGGTTAGCAATACTTACTTAAAGTGGAATGGGACTACGTTTGCCTGGGATGCTCCTTCGGGATCAGGCGATGTTTCTGGCCCTGCAAGCGCGGTTGATAGTCAGATTGCTTTGTTTGATAGCACAACAGGCAAACTCATCAAAGCGGCTACGACCACTGGTTTATTGAAAGCAGCATCAGGTGTTATTGCTGCGGCTACAGCAGGAACAGATTACGCAGCGGCTACAACGGGCTCTGCAAACCAGTTGCTTGCAAGTAACGGCTCAGGTGGCTTTACAAACCTTACGACAGGCACAGGTGTTGTTACAGCACTTGGTGTTAATACAGGTTCTTCTGGTGCGTTTGTCGTTAACGGTGGGGCGCTAGGTACACCTTCGTCTGGAACTCTCACTAACGCCACGGGATTGCCTTTATCGACAGGTGTAACAGGAAACCTTCCGGTTACGAATCTGAACTCAGGAACGGGCGCATCTTCCTCCACATTCTGGAGAGGTGATGGGACATGGGCTACTCCTGCCGGAGGTGGTGGCACAACAACCAATGCTTTAACCCTTAATAACTCTGGTTCTGGTGCAGCGTCAGGAACCACATTCGACGGTTCTACAGCAGTCACGCTTTCCTACAATACGTTAGGTGCTGCTCCTGCTCCTACGGGTGCGAATACAGAGCTTTTAGCTAACAACGGTACGGGCGGGTTTAGTAACGTCACGGTAGGTTCTGGCCTTAGTTTGTCGGCAGGGCAATTGACAGCTACAGGTGGCGGTGCAGGTGGGCCAATCCTAGAATCGCAAATCTTGATTTCGAGCAATGTCACACTTACGAGCAACACAAACGGACTGTCTGTCAGTCCTGTCACGGTCGCGGCAGGTTATGCTGTGACGGTTCCAGATGGTCAATCGTGGATGGTTTTGGGGTAACTTATGTCAAAGATCAAACTTCAGGGTAACGCTTCTGGGACAGGGACAACAACCGTCCAATCTGCCAATACCAGCAGCAATACAACCTTTACGCTTCCTGGCACAGACGGTAGTGCTAATCAGTTTTTACAGACTGATGGCTCAGGCAACTTAACCTTTGCTACAGGACTAACCTCTGGCGGTGCGTTAGGTACACCATCATCAGGTACGCTTACAAACTGTACAGGCTTACCAGTTTCAGGTGTATCGGGTTTAGGTTCTAACGTAGCAACCTTCCTAGCCACACCATCGTCTGCAAACTTAGCAGCAGCGCTTACGGATGAGACAGGTACAGGTGCTAATGTTTTTGCTAATACACCTACCTTAGTAACTCCGATCTTAGGAACACCTACATCGGGTAACTTATCTAACTGTACGGTAGACGGTACTAATCCTGTTGGGTTTAGAAACGTACCTATATCAAGCAACTCAACCAATACGTTAGTAGTAGGTGATGTTGGCAAAGTGTTGTCGGTTACGGCAGGTCAAACGGTTCCTGACTCAACCTTTGCAGCGGGTGATGTCGTTGTCATCTTTAACAACTCATCGTCATCCATCACGCTTACGATGTCGATCACAACGGCTTACATAGCTGGAACGGATAGTGATAAAGCTACGATGACGCTTGCGACCAGAGGTGTTGCGACGATTCTGTTTATCTCCGGTACGGTTTGTGTTGTTTCAGGGAACGTGTCATGACAGGCATTTTGTCTATGCTGATTGGGCAGACCTTTGCCGGAGGCGGCGGTGGTGGCTACACCGTCATCCAAACCTTTACAGCTACCTCTACGTGGACTTGCCCTGCCGGGGTGACAGAGGTTGAGTATTTGGTAGTGGCTGGTGGTGGGGGTGGTGGTTATGCAGGCGGTATCGGCGGTGGCGGTGGCGCAGGAGGATTTAGGACGGGTTCGGCTTTATCTGTATCAGCAGGCACCGAATATACAGTCACAGTTGGAGGCGGCGGCGCTGGAGCAGCGACTAGCACAGTTAAAGGTGCTTCTGGCGTTGATTCTGTGTTTTCAACAATAACGTCTTCTGGTGGCGGTGGCGGAGCCTCTTCTGGTACTCCCAATTCTGCTGGCGCTAACGGAGGGTCTGGTGGTGGAGGTGCTGGTGGTACAGGAGGCACATCAACAGCCGGAACAGGTAATACACCTTCAACTTCTCCATCTCAAGGTAGTAATGGCGGGACCGGTTCAGGAAGCGGTCCTAGTTTTGGTGCGGGTGGTGGTGGCGGTGCAACTGGAACAGGAAGCAATGGCTCAAGTTCAGCGGGTGGTGCTGGCGGTGCTGGTACTGCCTCGTCTATATCCGGCTCATCAGTAACTTATGCTGGTGGTGGCGGCGGTGGCTCAGCAGGTGCGGCAGGTGGTGCAGCAGGTTCAGGCGGTGGCGGGGCCGGTGGAGGTACGCCATCTGCAAACGGAGGAACAGGAACGGCTAACACTGGCGGTGGAGGTGGAGGTGGTGGTCAATCGCCATCTGTAGGTTCCGGCGGCGCAGGCGGCTCCGGTATCGTCATCCTAAAGTACACCGTTGCTAGCCAAACCGTCTTTGTATTCAAAGGCACGACTACGTGGAAATGTCCGACTGGTGTGACCTCTGTTGACTACCTTGTGGTTGCGGGTGGGGGTGGTAGTTCTTGTGGTGGGGGTGGTGCTGGTGGATTTAGAACAGGCACTGCTTTAAGTGTTTCTTCTACGGGCGGGCCAAACTCTGATGGTGTTTATACGATAACAGTAGGTGCTGGCGGGTCTGGTGCAGGTACTAACGAAACAGACAATGGTGCAAGCGGAAGCAACTCTATTTTCAGCACAATTACTTCTGCTGGCGGTGGCGGTGGCGGGGTCAAAAACTCTCCCGGTAATGCAGCACCACCCGCCGGTGGCTCTGGTGGAGGTGGTGGTGCAAGTGGTTCCGGGACAGTTCCCGGAGGAACTGGGAATACGCCATCTACATCACCATCCCAAGGAAACAATGGAGGCAATAATGGTGGGAACACATCTCCGTTTGGTTCAGGTGGTGGTGGTGGCGCATCAGCAGTAGGAGCAAATTCTGGTGCAGGTGGCCCGTCTGGTAATGGAGGCGCGGGAACCGCATCATCTATTTCTGGAAGCAGTGTTACTTATGCTGGCGGTGGCGGTGGTTGTACTTTAAGAGCGAATTCTCCCGGCACTGGAGGCGCAGGAGGTGGTGGCGCTGGCGGCACAACAGGAGTTGGTACTGCTGGCACAGCAAATACCGGCGGCGGTGGTGGTGGAAGTAGAGAATCTAATGCTGGAGCAGCAGGCGGTTCCGGCATCGTCATCATAAAAATAAATCAATAAGAGGGTCTATGACAACTAAGGTTTTCAGGTTTTTAGGCATTGACACAGCCATGCACCTACTACGTCCAGGTGCAAAGTGGGAAATCAGTAACAACGTCTTTACACGTTGGGATGATCCCAGACCATGCCCTTCTATAGAAGAAGTGTATTGGGTTATGGACAAGATCAAAGAGTTTGAAGAAATGATTCCTACGATTTGGCTACCAGAGCAGTTAGAGGAAATGGGCATCAGGCAAAAGGAAATCGAAGATGCAATTGCATAATCTGTTTCCGACTCCTGTAGGTTTTGCAGAGCTTGGCAGACCTCTGAGCGATGAGGAGTTGTTCTTCATTCGTGAACTGCCAACAAGACCCAATATGGGTAACACCACAAGCACGAACAACTTTGTCCTGCGTGATCCTGCGCTGACAAGCCTACGTTCATTCATCGAAGATGCGGTATCGGATTACTTCAAAAGCACAGTTAATCCTAAGCACAATGTAAGCCTACGAGTCACTCAAAGCTGGTGCAACTACAGTGAACCAGGGCAATACCATCACAAACACGCACATCCTAATAGTTACATCTCAGGTGTGTTCTACGTCCAGACCAACCCTGATGATCGGATTTACTTCTACAAAGATGGCTGGCAGCAGATCAAGTTTCCTCCTGACCAGTGGAACCCGTATAACTCTGAGAGTTGGTGGTTTGAGGCTTATGCAGGCAGACTGATTCTTTTTCCTTCTTCGCTCACGCATATGGTTCCTGAAGTAAAGGGCGAGGACACAAGAATCTCACTCAGTTTTAATACCTTCCCTGTCGGTGTCGTAGGGGAAGAGATGGATTTAACAGGCTTAAGGCTGGAGGCTTAGATGAGTCACTTTGCAAAAATTGACGAGAACAATGTTGTTACTCAGGTTGTCGTTGTTGATAACAAGGACACGGCTGATGCGTTTGGCGTGGAGAAAGAACACATCGGTGCTGCCCATCTAGAGAAGATTCTCGGTGGAACGTGGAAGCAGACAAGCTACAACGGCAACATCAGAAAGAATTATGCGGGGATTGGATATACCTACCGAGCAGACATTGATGCGTTTGTGCCGCCTAAGCCCTTTGCTAGCTGGCTTCTCAATGCCAATGCTCAGTGGGAAGCTCCTGTTGCGATGCCTACAGACGGTAAGATGTATAGCTGGGATGAAGAAGCAGTCAATTGGGTAGAGGTCAACAATGGCTAACGTCCTTAATGCAGCTACCGCTGGAACCTCGATTACGTCTGACAACACAGACATCCTAGAGATCAAGACAGCAGGTACTACAGCACTTACAATCTCTGCTGCACAAGCAGCAACCTTTGCTAAACAATTAGCACTAGCCTCTACATCGTCGCAGATC